CAAGGGGCGGGTGGTGAAGCAGCATGATCATGTCATGGACTGCTGCGTCGGGGGGGAGACGGGGGTGTGGACGCATCGGGGGGTGGTGCCGATCCGCGCGTTGGTGGGGTGTGAGGGATGGTGTCGGTCACGGAATGGCGTCTGGGCGCGGTTCCTCGGGGCGCGGAAGGTCTTCGAGGATGTGCCGGTCGTGGACGTGTCGTTCGCGGATGGGTCAACGGTGCGGTGTACGCCCGATCATCCCTTTCTGACGCCGAGAGGGTGGGTGAGGGCAGACGCCTTGGCAGGGAAACGGATAAATCGTGTGCCCATTGTGGACGAGACTACACCGGACTCAGCTATGCCCGATTTTGTTCCAACGCCTGTCGGAGCGCGTGGCGTCGTGCGTCTCGCGTGGACGATGTGGAACACGTGTGCGTGGTCTGTCACGCGGTGTTTGCAGGGAATCGGTATGCGCCGACGATCACGTGCAGCCGATCGTGTGGCGTGCGTCTCGGTCACCAACGCCGGTCAGGCTGATGTGTATTGTCTGACGGTTCCCGGCCTCTCGGCGTTTGCGGTGGGTCCCTCCGGCGTCATCGTCCATAACACGCGCTATGTCATCCAAAGCGGCCGGGCACGGATGAAGGTGCGGCCGTTGGGGACGGGAGGGGAGAAGGGCGGGGCGCAGACAGGCGCGACCGATAGCGGATGGATGGCGCAGTAGGGGGACCGATGACAGTACAAGAACAGATTCTCGCGGACATGAAGGTGGGTGTGGACTCGTTGCTGTCGCTCCGGCAGGTCGCGGAGTTGACCGGCTGGAACTTCCGCACGCTGGAGCGGTGGGCCTACAAGGACAAACGGTTCCCCGTGGAACACACGGGTCCGACACAGCGTGTGCGGGTGCGTTTTTCGACGGTGCGGAAGTTTTTTCCCGACAGAACGCGCCTAATTCCACGTAAATAGACGCATTTTGGCTCGTTTTCTTGACAGACTTGGGGGATCGCCCTACAGTCTGTAGGCATGGCGAGCAAGGTGCCGTCTGTCCCCGCGCTACTGGACCAGGCCGCCATAGCACAGCCGGGGGCCGTTTCGGCCTCTGTCGAAGGCTCGCTCCCGATCCCCACCGACCCTGACGGTCCCCTCTCCATCTCACAGGAGTGGCGCAGTGTCGACGAACAGACCCAGCGCACCCGCGACGAGTTCCTCGCCGTGGCGCGACGTCGGTATCAGACGATCGAGAGCGCCGAGAGCGAACTCAGGCGGAATCAGAAAACAGATCTGGAGTTCTTCGCCAGCGACCAGTGGCCCGAGGACATTAAACGTCAGCGGGTCCTCGATCATCGTCCGTGCCTGACGATCAACCGGCTCCCCGGGTTCGTGCGCCAGCTCACCAACGAGATGCGCGACGGGCGACCGGGCATCGAAATCATTCCCGTCGATAACGGCGCGGATCCCGCGCTCGCGGAAGTCCTCCAAGGCATCATCCAGCACATCGAAGCCAATTCCAACGCCGACATCGCCTACAGTCGAGCGGCCGAGGCGCAGGTCCGCGTCGGTCGGGGCTGGTTTCGCATCCGTCCCGAGTGGGCCGCCGATAACGGCTTCGAACAAGAACTGACCATCGACTCCATTCGTAACCCGAATGCCGTCTACGCAGACCCCGCCATGGAGTCCCTCGACGGATCGGACATGCGGTACTGCTTCCTCGTGCAGGACGTGCCGAACGACGAGTACGACGCGCGGTTTGGCCCAGAGACACGCGGGAGTTTGGAGAGTTTCGCCCGCACGCCGACATCCGCCCATGCCTGGTTTCCGACGGGGAAAACCCGGGTCGCCGAATATTACTACCTGGAGCCCGTGAAACGGACGATCGGACAGTTGGCGAACGGGGAAGTGGTCAATGTCGAGGACCTCCAGAAGCCCGAGGTGCAGGCGCGACTGACCGAATTGGGCATTCCCACGACCCCTGTCCGCACACGCGAGGTCGAGCGGCCCCAACTCTCCTGGGCCTTGCTGAACGGCATGACGATTCTCGACGGCAACGACGATCGGACGGCGGGACGCCCGATTCCGGGGTCGTCGATCCCCGTGATCCCCGTCTACGGTGAGGAAATCGACATCGAGGGGAAGGTGGATTACCGCGGCATCATTCGCGATGCCATCGGCGCCCAGCAGATGTCGAATTTCTGGAAAAGCGCGAAGACGGAAACCGTCGCACTGGCCCCGAAATCGCCGTTTGTGGCCGAAGCGGGCCAGATCGAGGGGTTCGAGGACGAGTGGAACACCGCGAACACCCGGAATTACTCGGTCTTGCGCTATCGCGGGAAGGCCCTAGACGGGCATTTGATCGGGCCTCCGCAACGGAATACGGCCGAACCGCCGATTCAGGCCATGTCGTTGCTGTCGCTGGAGGCCGAGAACGATTTACGGGCGACGGCGGGCTTCTCCTATGACGTGGGGGCGCAAGAAAAGCGACTCGAGCAGTCGGGGCGGGCGATTTTGGCGCGGCAGAAGCAGGGCGAGATGGGCAACAGCCATTTCGCGGCGCATTTGTCGGTGAGTTTACGCCACGCCGGTCGGATTTTGCTCGAATTGATCCCGATCTACTACAGTGGTCCCCGCATTCAGCGGATTCTCGGTCGAGACGGGCAACAGCGGGAAGTCCTCGTCCACGCCGGCAACACGGAAACCGCCGCCGCGCTCGCGCAGGCCCAACACCTCGCCGAAGAGCAGATCTATGACCTCTCCCGCGGTCGGTACGACGTCCGGGTGACGGCGGGCGTGTCGTTTGCCTCGCAGCGGCAGCAGGATCAGGACACGATGTCCCAGATCATGCAGGCGAACCCGCAGATGTCGTCATTACTCGCCGATTTGATGTTCGGGACGATGAACAGTCCGATTGCGAAGCGGGCCGCCGTGCGGATGCACAAAGCGTTGCCGCCGCCGCTCCAGGATGACGCCGATCAGCCCAAACCAGCGATCCCGCCCGAACTCCAGAAGCAGATGCAGGACGCGCAATTCCTGATCGACACGCTCACGCAGCAGTTAGAAGAGAAAACGGACCAACTGGGGTCGAAATACGAGGAGTTGGCCTCGAAGGAACGCATCGCGCAGATTCAGGCGTCGGCCACGATTGCCGTGGCCGAATCGAAACTCGCCACCGAGCAGTCGTTGGCGTTGCTGGATGCGCGGTTGCGCGGGATCGAACAGTTGGTCGCGCTCGACCTGGCACGGTTGAAGGCCGCGCAGGAGTCGTCCACGTCTCCGTCTCCCAGCGGCGACGCCACGACCCCGCCCCAAGGGGCGCTCCCGCCTCCGTCAGCCGTGCCGGGAGTTGGTGGGCCTCCTGAGTCCTTGGGGGAGATGCCCCCGATGACGGGAGGGATGTGATGCCAACCTGTCGGCCGAGACAGGGTCATTCGCGGGGGATCCCGCGTCGGAGACGATGATGGCGATTACGTTGATGACGACGACCGGAACCATTGAGGATGTGCAACAGGCGTTGGGGGTGACGTCCACGCCCACGATCCGCACAACCGATGGCGATCCGATTGCGGCTTCGCGCGCCGAGGCCGACCCGACACCAACCGAGACGCCGACGACGCCTCCCGTGGCGGTGTCGACCGACACCCCTGCCGTGCCTGAGACGGCGGCCGCGGCCGACACCCCGGCACCCGACCCCGAGGTGCCCGATAGCGAGTTTGACGAGGACGGCGAGCCCACGACCGAACGCGCCGCCCGATCCTCGCACACCAAACTCCAGACGATCAAACGCTTGCGCGTCCGAGCGCGTGAGGCGGAACAGCGGGCGGCTCGCCTCGAAGGCGAGAATGCGGCGTTACGGTCCCTCGGGATCACGCCGGCCACGCCTCCGTCCACCTCTCCCCAGACGCCTGTCGCGACGACCGACCTGCCGGGGATGCCCCCGAAACCCGTCCAAGATGCCGTCGATCCGACCACCGGAGCGCCCGTCTACGAGACCTATGAGGACTACATCATCGGTCTGACGAACTGGGTGAACGTGTGTCACGACCTCGAACGGGCGCGCCGTCTCCAGCAGGCCGAACACCAACGCCGATCGCACCAGGCTGAGACGACGCTCCAAGAGCGCCTCGCCGCGTTTGTGAAAGACCATCCCGACTACAACGACGTGATTGCCGATCCGGCGTTGATCGTGAGTGACATCCAGACCAGTATCCTCAAGGATCCCGAGAACATCCACGCGCCCGCGATGGCGTATGCGCTCGGGAAGGATCCGGCGCTGTGCGCGTCGATCGCCGCGATGTCTCCGTTGCAGGCGGCGGTGGCGATGGGACGCCTTCAGGCGCAGATCATGAGCCAGACGAACGGGAACGGCGCGAAGAAGACCGACCCCGCGAATCTGGCTCCCGTGTCTCCCGTTCCGCCGCCACCGACCCCGGTGCGCGGCTTGTCCACTCCCGCAACCCTGTCGCTCGAAGAGAGCGCGAAGCGCGGCGACTACGAAGCCTTCAAGGCGCTGCGCGACGCCGAAGAGAAACGGTTGCGATCCCTGCGCTGAGGCGCAGAGAAGATGTAGGATTCCATGAATACCCTCCTGACCATTGAGATGATCACGATGGAGGCGCTGCGCGTCCTCACCAATTCCCTGACCTTCACGGGCTTGGTGAATCGCCAGTACGACTCCATGTTCGGCAAGGGCGGCGCCAAGAACGGCGACGTCATCTACGCGCGCAAACCGCCGCGCTACATCGTCCGCAAGGGCGCGGGGATTCAGCCCCAGGCCACGACCGAGACGCGCGTGGCGGTCAAGTTGGATTCCCTCGTCGGCATCGATCTGCCGTTCAGTTCGGTGGAACGGACCTTGTCGATCAACAACTACTCGGACCTGATTCTTAAGCCGTCACTGTCGGCGATTGCCAACCAGATCGACTACGACGGCCTCCAGCTCTACAAGGACGTCTACAACGTCGTGGGGACACCTGGCGTGGTCCCGGAAACCACCACGGCCAACAGTGTCTATCTGGGAGCGGGGGTGAAACTCGACGATATGGCGGCCCCGCAGGACGAGAAGCGGGCGCTGGTCGTGACGCCGAACATGCAGGCGTCGGCCGTCGCGGCCAACTTCGCGTTGTTCAATCCCGGACAGACGATCAGCGACTCGTTCCGCAAGGGGCGGTTCGGCCGTCAGACGTTGGGCTGGGACTGGTACATGGACCAGAACTGCCCGACCCATACGGAAGGCACGCGCACCGGAACAAACGGCGCGACGTGGCAGGTGTACGGGGCCAGCCAGACGGGGTCTTCGCTCATCATCGATGGCTTCACGGGGGCCGACACGTTCAAGAAAGGCGACGTGTTCACGATCGGGACCATCGCGGGTGGCACGGGCGTCCAGTCTGTCAATCCCCAGAGTCGACAGGCGACGGGGTCGTTGCAGCAGTTCGTCATCACGGCCGATCTGGTCGCGAGTGGGTCACAGGAAACCGTGTCCATCTCGCCGCCGATCACGCCGACTGGCCAGTTCCAGACCGTGGACCGCTCGCCGGCCAACGATGCGGTCATCACCTTCTCCTCGTCCTCGGCGCGGGTCTATCGCTCGGGCCTCGGGTTCCATCGGGATGCCTTCACGCTGGTGACGGCCCCGCTCGAACTCCCCAAGGGCGTGCATGAAGCCCACTACGCGGGCAACGATGAAACGGGCGTGGGCGTCCGCATCGTGACGGCGTTCGACATTCGGACGAACGAGATGATCACGCGCTTCGACGTGCTCTACGGCTGGGTGTGCTTGCGACCGGAACTCGCCTGCCGCATCGCCGCGAACTAACGGATAGGTGGCGGGGGACGTGCGGGCTGACCAGCACACGTCCTCCCGTCTGAAAGGGATGTGATCTATGGCTCTTGTGGCAACGACACTCTCGGGGGCGGTCGACGCCTTCACCAACATCGTCCATGTCACGTCTGGGACGTCGGTCACGGCGGGCCAGATGGCGCGGATCAACAACGAACTCGTGAAGATCCAGGGCGTCAGTGGCACGGTCGTGACGGTCTTCCGTGGCATCCGTGGCACCAAGGCGGTCGCGCACGCGGCCCTCTCGGACTTCGTCCATGGCCCCCAAGCGGACTTCCCTGTGGAACTCTTCCCGGTGGCCGGGAGTTACACCTATAGCGCGTCGGGCGCGATGACGGTGGCTCCCGGGGTCCACAAGTTCGCCGGCACGGGCGCCCTCACGATGACGCTGGCGGCCCCATCGGCGGCCCAGGAAGGGATCCAACTGGTGTGTCTCGACACGGATGCGGATGGGGAAGCGCACACCATCACCGCCGCGTTCGGCACGGGGACCACGCTGACCTGGAACGGCACCGCGGGATCCACGGCGACCTTTGTGGCGGCGGACAGCAAGTGGTTCGTGCTGTACGTCAATGGCACGAGCATTTCCTAGTCTGTTCACAGAAAAGGAGATGTGACATGGCCTTGACCGCAACAACCCTCGCGATCGCCGTCGATGCGTACGCGAACGAGATCCAGGTGACCTCCGCCACGAACGTGGTCGTGGGACAGCCCCTGCGTGTCGATCACGAGTATCTGAAGGTCTCGTCTCTTGACGGGACGCGGATCGGCGTGATTCGTGGGGTGCGTGGAACCAAAGCGCAGGCGCACAACAAACTGGCTCACACCGTGACGGGTCCGTGGGCCGATTTCCCGGTGGAAGAGTGTCCGATGCCGGGCAGTTACACCTACGATGTGTCTGGGGCGCTCACCGTGGCCCCAGGTCTGCACAAGATCGTCAAGGATACGGCTGGGGCCGCGATGACCTTGGCGTGTCCGACACGGGCGCAGGAAGGGCTCGTGATGTCGATCCTGGCGCTGACGACCGAAACCAGTCATACCGTCACCGTGGCGGCGGCCGACGATGCGGTCGGGGGATTCGGTGGGGCCGGGGCCAGTTTCGACGTGGCCACGTTCGGCACCGTCGGCGACTCGTTGACCATCATGGCGGCCCAGGGACGGTGGTACGTCATCGGTGCCAACTCGGTGGGGCTGACCTAACTCGCGTGGGCCTGGGCGGTCTGATGGCCGACCAGGCCCGACGCGCAACACCGAGAAGGAGTACCACATGTCCTGGATCCCAACCGCGGTGGGCGGTCCCTCGCGTACGGCGACCGACGCCGATCTCAACCTCTTCACCGGGGCGTCAGCCGGCATTGTGGCTGGGGCCTCGACACCCACGGGCGTGATGCGCCTGATCCCTGTCCAGGTGGAGGGCACGACGCTCTATCTCCTGGCGGCAGAGACCTGGACCTCCGCATCGTCGCTCTCGCCGTCGAGCAGCGCGAGTCGCAGTCAATCGGCGAGTGCGAGCCGGTCGGAAAGCGTCACCAGTTCCCTCAGTACCAGCCGCAGTCAGTCACAGAGCCAGAGCCGATCCGCGTCCGGGACCAGTTCGCTCAGTGAGAGCGGGAGTTCGTCGCTCAGCGCGAGCCGGTCGGAAAGCGAGACAGGATCGGAATCGGAGTCTGGGACCAGTTCGCTCAGCGCGAGCCGGTCGGAAAGCGTCTCCTCATCACTCAGCGTCTCTGTCACGGGGTCAGAGAGTGCGAGTCGATCCGAGAGTCCGACGCAGTCCCGGAGCCCCTCGTCGTCGGCCTCGACCTCATCGAGTCTCAGTGCGTCCACGAGTCCCTCTCCATCGGGAGGTGGTTAATGGGCGACACGCGCTATGACGAGTTTCCGAAGGCGCTCTATCGTGCCGATGGAACGTCGTGTGTCGTCTACACCCCAGCCGAAGAAGCGGCGGTCGAGGTGGCCTGGCTGATCCAGCCGCCTCGTCCCGTCGTCCTCATCCCTGGGGACGTGCCCTTCGCGTCTCCAGACTCGTCCGTGGACGACGCGGTGCCCAGTCGAAGAAAGAGGCGGCCATGACGGTCCGTACCCTGATCCGCGATGCGTTGCAGGAGATTGGCGCCTTGGCAGCGGGGGAACCCCTCTCCTCGGCTGACGCGGCCGCGGGACTCACGCGCGTGATGAGTTTCATGGATGCCGCGCAAACGGAACGGTTGGCGATCTTCCACCTGGACAAGGTCACCCTCCCGTTGGTCGTGGGACAGCAGGAATACTTCATCGGCGACCGGCCCACGGCGGACCTTGTGTATCCCATCCGTCCGCAGACGATTCAGTTGATCACCCTCTGGGTGGGAGGCGCCACCCCCTATGAGCAGCCCGTTCGTCTGGTGACGATTGGGGAGTGGGCGGCGATCGCCATGAAGGGGATCACCGACACCCATCCGACGACGGCGTACTATCTGCCGTCCTTCCCCCTCGGGTCCCTCTCGGTGTGGCCCATTCCCACGACAGCCGCCAACTGGCTGCTCTTGCGGATCCCCAGGCCACTGGACGCAGGAGTGACCCTGGATACCGACCTCGTGTTGGCCCCGGGCTACGAGGAATACCTGCGTTACAACCTGGCCGTGCGTCTCTATGCCCCCTTTGGCCGTCCGGCCGACCCGGTCATTGTCGGACTGGCCAGCGAAGCGACCAGTCGGATCAAACATGCGAATACCCGGCCCGCGGTCCTCGGGATGGACCCAGCGGTGCTGCCGTCAGGTGGTGGGTGGAACTGGATGACTGGTGGGTTGTAATGCGCGTCCCTGGCTTCGTGGGTCCCAGTTATACCCCACGCTCGGTGAACGTCGACGCCGAACGGTCGATTAACCTCTACCCGGAAAACGTCACGGATGGCACGGGTGCCGTCCGTGCCTATCTGATTGGCACCCCTGGCCTCCGGGGGTTTACCAACATCACCGTTTCAGGGGGTCCGGTCCGGTGTCTCTGGACACAGAACGGGCGGATGTTCGCCGTCGTGGGGACGGGCTTCTACGAGGTGTACGCGACGGGGCGCGTGCGCAAGTACGGCCGTGTGGTCTATGATGACGCGCCAGCGATGATGTGCAGTAACGGGATCGGGGGCGACCAGATCCTCATCCTCTCTGGGGGGTATGGGTATGTCTTCAACACGCTGACGGGCGTGTTTGTCCGGTTGCCCGTCTGGAATAGAGACGACCCGAACACTCCGGACAACGAGTATTTCCCCTTTCCCTGTCAGGCGATTGCCTTCATCGACGGGTACTTCCTCGCGTTGCGTAAAGACTCACGGGAAGTCCGGTGTACGGATGTCGACGACAATATGCTCTGGCCCGGCAACGCCTGGCTTATCGTGTCGACGGCCGGGGACAACCTGCGCACGATGATCGCGACACATCGGCATCTGTGGTTATTCGGCGAGCACAACAGTCACATCTGGTACAACGGAGCCCCAGACGAAGAATTCCCCTTCGTCCCCTTAGAAGGGACCGCCATCGAGCATGGCATCCTCGCGCCCTCAAGTGTGGTCTCCCTCGACAACACCCTGTTTTGGTTGGGATCGGACGTGACAGGGGTGGGGGTGGTCTGGCGTGCCAACGGGTACACCCCCGAACGGATTAGCACCCACGCGGTCGAGTACTGGCTGAAACAGTGTCCCCGGCTGTCGTCCTCCATCGCGTGGGCCTATCAGGATGAAGGCCACAGTTTCTATGTGCTCTATATCCCCAATGCGGAGACGTCCTGGGTCTACGACATCGCGACGAATGCGTGGCACGAACGTGCGACATGGAATCCGGACACCCTCCGTTGGGAACCACACCTGGGCCGGTGCCATTGCTATGCCTTTGGGAAACACCTTGTGGGCGACCGGAGTAGTGGGCAGATCTACGAGATGAATCTTGACTTCTACGACGAAGACGTGACGCCGCTGGACTCCGTGGTCGTTGTGACGTCGCCCTCGCGCAGTGCCAGCCTGTCTCCGTCCCGCTCCGAGTCACGGTCCACGTCCGGGTCTGCATCCACGTCATCGTCCACGTCGTCGTCGCGTAGCGACAGTCTGTCCTCATCCCCCTCGGCATCTCGCTCGGAGTCGCGATCTGACTCGCCCTCGGTGTCGCCGTCCGTCTCTGGCTCCGCGTCGTCGTCCCTCTCCGAATCGCTGTCCGCCTCGTCGTCTGCCTCTGGGGCGCCGTAATGGCGGTCACATTCCTGGGCGATGGACGGGGCTTCCGAAACTGGGTCAGGGACTCCAGCACAGGGTTTCCCAGTAGCACCACGAATCTGACCATCGCCTTCTGGGTGCGCTACGACGCCGCGTTGTCGGTCTCCATGCGGGCGGTGTATGACTTGTCCGATGGCTGGATCGAAGGGCAACCGGCGTGGTGGTGTGGGCAGAGCGCGAGTGACGTCGTCTTCTTTGAAGCGTTCAACGGGGACAGTGCGTGGGAGGCGACCGACTACGTCGATCTCGTCTTCGGCACGCTCGGGTCGACCCTCATCGTCGGGCAGTGGTATCACCTCTGCTATGTGAAAAGTGGCACGTCGCACACGCTGTATCGAGACGCGGCCTCGGTCGCCACAGAGACCCTCACGCAACCCGCGAACTCGAACTCCTGGGCGGATGGCTACGAATTACTCGGCGTGCCCACCGGGGGACAAGGGGAGTGGTCGACGTCGCAGTTTCGGTTGTGGACGGCGGCCCTGACCGAGTCGGAGGTCGTAGCAGAACGCCTCTCGGCCACGCCGGTGAAGACCGAGAGCCTCTTTCGGGCGGTCTCTTTCCTCACCGTCTCGGGCACCGACACCTCGGGCGAAGGCCACCATCTGACGGTCATCAGCGGCGGCGGCATGACGACCGACACGGATCCGAGCGCCGCGTCGAGTTCGGCATCCCTGTCCGCGTCGGCGTCTGTCTCGCCCTCTGGGTCGGAGTCGATGTCGGCGTCCATGTCGATCTCTCCGTCCACGTCACTCTCGCCCTCGATCTCCGCCAGTGCGTCGGCGGAACCGGGAGACGACGCCTATACCGGGTGGGAACAACGGGTTCGGGCCAACACCTACACGTCCGCGTCTGGTGGGGCCACCCTCGTCGTCAACCAGATGAACCAGACGCCCATTCAGGCCGACGATGTCCTGATGTTGTTTGTGACACATAAAGGGGCGGGATGGGCCACGTTCCCTGCAGGATGGATCGTCCTCGACCAGCAGGTCAATGGCACCCAGCGTCTTGAGTGGGCGTGGAAGCGCGCGACCGGAAGTGAGCCGTCATCGTACATCATTACCGGCATGGCGACGATAGGCTCGAAAGCCATCCTCACGGGGTATGGGGGAGGAGCCGCCGGCGACATCGTCCATGCGCTCGGGCGGCAAGTGGGGGGGGCGTGGAACTTCGACGCCTACCACAAGGTGTTCTTCGACGAGGGGCTCGTCACGACCATTCCCAACACCCTGATCGTGGTTGTGGTGTGTCGGCCCGCGGCATGGTCGGGCGTGGGGCTGGATCTCACGAACGTAGACACGGTCCCCGGGGACCCCCATCATCCGCCCGACGAGAACATCGGGACGATAGGCATTGAGAAGATCGTGTCCACCAGTGCGTCCTCACTCTGCTTTTACGAGTGGATTCACTCGCAAGAGGGGCCGACTGGCGGGTTGTCGGCGTGGGCGGCCTTCTTCGGCACGCAAGACCACATCGTGATGATGGGGGCCTTCGTGCCGGGGACACACACGAATGGGGCGGGGTCGCGCTACTACCTGACGTCTGACAGTCCGAACGTGCGTTTGATTGACACGTGGAAGGGGACGTGGGATTCCGGGTTAGCCTCCATCAATAATTTCACCCCCTGGGGAGAATTTCTTTGGCAGATATCGCGGAACAAATCGGCTGGAGGCATCGGGCACGAATGGTTGCTCACACGCAATAATCCTGACGCCTGCAACGTACTCCTCGGCTGGTGGGTCACGCCGCCTCTGCGTGGGCAGACCCTCGCAGGCACTCTTGATGTTATGCTCCGGGCGTGGATGGCCCCGCATGATGCCTTCCCCCATGTGCCGACGCCGAATCACACGATTCAGTATGTCGTCCATGCCTACGTCACGCAGGGGAACACCCTCGACACGCGCACCGTGCTCGCCGACACCTGGGTCGATCC